CTGACCCAAGCTGCCCAACAGTTCCAAGCAGGTTGCCCATCTGCGCGTTCTGCGCGTTAACCGCGCCAAGGTTCGCGTCATACGCCATCTGCGTCGCGCCCAGGATGTTTGGCGTCTGCGCAAGACCAGCTTGGTTGAACGACGGCATCTGCGGCATCTGAACCTGCTGCCCTGACAGCAGCGCATTCATTTCGTTCAGAGACATTCCGCGGCGCTGCGCCTCTTCCGCGATCGCTTGCTGGCGAAGTCTGTTCTGCGCATCTGCAAACTGCTGATTCAAGCCATATTGCTGCGCCATCGCCTGATTCATCGCCTGCATCCGCGACTGATCCAGCGCGGCCGCTTGGCCCAGTGCCTGATTCTGGAACTGCGCAGAACCGAGGTTCTGGTTGTACTGCTGCTGCAACGCTTGATTGCCAAAGTTCGCAGCACTCAAATCCTGATTGAATGCCTGCTGATTTGAACCCATCTGCATGTTGTACAAGCGTTGAGCCTCATTGCCTGCGGTATCTAAGGCGTTGTACCGCTCGGCAGACTGGCGCTGGTTCAGTTCAGTCAGCGCGCGGTTGTATGCCTCCGACCCCTGAACAAACCCCTGATTGGCTAGCTTTGTCTCAAGTTGCCGCTGCTGATAGTCATGCACCGGCTGCATCTTGTTCATCAGTTCGGTCGCAATCGTGTCTCGATAGGTCGAGTCAAATTGCGGCAGAGCAGGATTCCCAGACGTATCAAGAGCGGATGTCGGAGAGCTAAATGTGAATGCAGTCGAAAGACCGGGCGTGTAATCCGTGACGGCAGTCTGCAAACTTGTTGGCTGATTGGCCTGCGCCATCTCAGGCAGGTTTGCATAGTCAAACGGTTCGTTGTATTCGCCGGCGACGCGATTCATGAAGTTGGACGCGAGATCACTGCGACCAGCCTGAATGCCAATTTGATCTTCAAGTGCTTGCTGAAGACCCGGGGCCAGCGTCGTGTTCTGCGTCCACTGCGTCACAAGCTGACCCGTTGCCGGATCTTGAACCGCTTTTGTGCCCCACGACTGCGTGCCAAACGGCGTATTGATTACGGGCCGGTTGGCAAAGTTCTGCATGTTGAGCGCCTCTTTGGACATCTCTCCTTGCAGTTGTGCCGCCCCAACGTAATCGGGCGTCGCTGGTGCCGATCCCTTGCCCATACTAATGCTCCTTGATCCACCGACAGGAGTCGGCCTTCATCTCAAATAAGACGCAGTCGACCGTAGTGGCGACCTCTTCAAAACCCAACTTGCGCACAAGTCGCAAGCACTCTTGATTGTCTTTGTCGATCTGCGCATACACGGCCTCTTTGCCGCAATGCTTGAACGGGTACTCAAACGCGGCGCGCAGCAACGACCGAGTCATGCTGTGAGGCGTATCAAATGCAACGTGCATCCACGCGCTCTTGTCCTGCCAACCATTGAATCCAACGCCTGCCGCAATCGACTTGTCCTCACGCATCAAACCGATCACGCGCAGATCAGAACTCCACGGAATCCTGTTCTGCGCGTTCATCCAGCGCCAGATCACTGGCGGCTGATCTTGTTTGTCGGTCACAAGTTGCATGACTATCTTCAGGGGGCGCCGCCATCCACAGTTGAAAGATCAACATTGCCTGGTAAATTTTCTTCTTCCTCGCCAGCGGTAGGGGTCGGGTTTTTCAAGTTATCCAACCAAGTACGCAACTCGTCCTCTGGCATGAATTGCGTCTCGCCAAGTTCTGCTTCGGTCGGATTGCGGCCCAGCACTTCATTGAAGATCGGCGCTGGATTCCACTCCTGCATTTCAATCACATCTGGGCTAAATGCATTCCCGCCAGTCTCAGCAGAGTCTGGGACATTCATTCCAAGAGCGGTCCAAGCATCGTTGAATGCTTCGCGGTTGACTCCGTACTGGTTGTTCGCCATGCCGTACAGAGCGTCGTAACTGCTGCCGGGACGCGCATCTAATTCGGTCCGCAATGCACTAACAATTGCATTCATCGGGTAGCCGCCGGCCCCCGTGTAAGAACTAAAGTTTGGCTCTGCATTTGGATCGTTTGGGACAATGCTGACGCCGGGGTTGTTACTCAGTTGCTGCGCAGAATCCCTGCGCAAGTTTTTGATCAGTTCGCTTTCGTAGTCGGCGTTTCCAACGCCAAGCATTTGACCGCCAGCCGCGCCGACCGTTGCACGACCTGACCACCCTGGGCCTTGACTGGTTCCAAGCAGGATATTTCGCGCGTCAATTAACTGACTTTCAGTAACGCCTTGTCCGGTCATGTAATTGACAAAATCTTCCTCGGACATCCCTTGCCCGACGACTTGATCGCGGTAGGCATTGACAACGTCGTAGACGGTGTACTTTCTGGACACTTGATCGGGAACCGTTCCGGCATCCATGCCGGAAGCGGCGCCTGTGCCGGAACCTGAGCCTGAATTAGCAGGCATTTGATTCAACAAAATCTGCCTTGCTGCAACAAGCTCATCGTCAGTAACGCCTAGGCTTCTAGCGTACTCGACAAAGTCAGCCTCGGAGGCCTTTCCAATACCAACAGACTGCATGTACGCATCGACAATGTCTTGAATCGTGTATGGATTCACGGTAGACCCACCGTTTGATCCATTAGCAGGCATTTGATTCAGCAAAATCTGCCTTGCCTCGGTCAACTCTGCCTCAGTTACGCCCCTGCTGAGTGCGTAATTAACGAAGTCTTCTTCTGTTGCCTGCCCAGTTCCGACAGACTGCATATATGCATCGACAATGTCCTGGATCGTGTAAGTCTTTGCAGTAGAGCCGCCCGAAGAACCACCACCGGAACCACCACCGGAACCACCACCGGAACCACCACCGGAACCACCACCGGAACCGCCAGTGGAACCACCCGAAGAGCCACTTCCAGGGTTGACAGCAGAACTGCCGGATATGTAGCCACCGTTTTCATAGTCGTAAAGCCGCCCGCCAGGCGTCGTGACTGTTCCGTTACCGTTGTCAGTCCAACCGTGCTTTTCAACAAGAATTTTTTCGACGTTTGACAAAGAACCAGAACCGCTGTTCGACGTCGATTCGGCAGGTGAGCCAGCAGTTGAGCTAGTGTTTGTGGATGGCGCGCGGCCCAAATATCCGCCGTTGTTGTAATCGTACAAAGCACCGCTAGGCGCCGTGACTGTTCCGTTGCCGTTGTCAGTCCAGCCGTGATTTTCGACAAGAAGTTGCTCGGTCATTGACAATGGAACAGACCCATTCATTTCAAAATAGGCGGCGTCAACCTGCGATGGAGTCAAGCCATAAGTCGACTGCGCAAAATTCATCATCTGGTCGTAGGTCGTACCAGGACGCGCGGAAAGCTCTTCCATCAGAGCTTGGTTGATTTGTTCCTGCGTGTACGCCATCAAATAACCCCACCAATTTCAGTCAGAATGTGCGCCGAGGTGAAAACCGTTTGCGGCAATCCACGCACTTTCATTTTTAGCGAACCGGAATAGCCAAGACCACTCGTCCCGTACCATCCCTGGTATGTGTTTTGACCAACCCAGGTCGAGATGTTCCAAGTGCCCGCATCCCAGATGCCGGTGTCGTCATTGACAAAAAACGGCGAGCCACCGACGGCAGTAAATTGGTACTGCGTATTGATGATCAACTTCACGGCAGGCGCGGCAGTCGCGATAAAGATTGGCCGCACCATCCCGAACTTCTTCAATTGAGACGGTGTTCCAAAGTCTTGGAACGAAGTCTGCACTTCCCCCTCGACGTTTGTGCCGCCAGCGCCAACCGAGTCAACGCCGTCCAGGTTGCCAAACAACCCTTTGGAGACAAGACCATCGCTGGTGCCGAAGTACAGTTGCCCGCCGATCACCGACGCGCTGCGCATTGGCATGCCCAGGAACTGGCACCATGCGCCCGTTGTGACGTTCATTGCGAACTGACGGTAAGTGCCACCATCTGCCGGCAACTTCACCACCAGCACGTCACTGGTCGGCACAACAAAGACCGCAAAAAACTTCTCATCGCGCAGCCGGCGCACAAGAGGTGCAAAAACGGACTGGATCTTTGACGCGGGGCCGCCAGACTGCACATCTTGCGAATACTGGCCGGTGATCAGCTTGGACATGGGCACCAGGCCCAGTTCGCTGACGATCATCACGTCACCGCCGAACGGCGTGAAGTACGCGCCGTGCTTGGGCACTGGCCCAACGTACCAGACGCCCTTTAATCCAAAGGTCGACGCGCTAGTCGGATCAGTGCCCTGCCAGACGCCAACATCGCCCTCGGTGCCAACAGCAATCAAGAAGTCATCAATGCCAAACCCAGCATCGACCGTCCAGTTGATCAGCGCAGAAACGTAGCCACCGTTGCGCAACGTCGATCCCATCGGGAAAAACGTCGCGCCACCAGTAATTGCATTCACGGTGTCCAGGTACATGACCTGAGAGTCTTCCTCAAACGTAAACCAGATGCGCTGCTTCCAAACTGCCACCGTGCGCACGTTTGTCGGCATGACAGAGCCACCGCCAGGCGGGTGCACTGCATGCGTTTGATCAACCCACCCGGTCGTGGTGCTGTACGTCCAGTACCCAGCGCCAGGCGACACGGCCAGCAGGAACGTGTCTGCCGGCGTGGAGAACTGCGTCGTCCACCACTCGTCCGCGTCGCTGCCAGTGCCGGTAACGACTACTACTGGCGCGCCGCCAGCAGTCACGTCATAGATGTTCCCAGCAGTTGCCATGAACACCTTGTCATCAGCCGGATTGGGTGCTCGATAACCGAACACAGACTCCACCGACTGCGCAACGCCACCAACCGTCACAGCATCCGAATACGCCCGGTACCCGCGGCGCAGTTCAACGCCCTGCTGCTTGGGAATGAAGTTGGTCAAAACCAGCGCATCGGCTGGTGACATTGCGCTGATCGGATCACGCCAGTTAAGGCCGCCCGTAGGCGCAGGAATAACGTAAGGCTGCGCAACCCTAGCGGCGGCCGCCTTTCGCGGCGTCTTGAAAGGGGCAAGCTGAACCAATGGCATGGTCAGACCCCATACCCAGTGTCGGGCGTCGACACCAGCGGCTGGATGTACGGGAAGCGGAAGTCCCGCACCATCGACAGCACAGGCGCGCCCTTCTCGGCACCCTTGCGATTCTCGAACGCGATCTGGAAGTCGCGCATCGCCGCCGCGCTATCAAGACCCTTCATCTCCAGCCACTTCACGCGGGTGTAGAGCGTGATTAGCGTGGCATCCAGCAACGCGATGTCGCCGTTCTTGGTGATGCGGTTTTTGTACAGTGTCGGGTCATCCTGATCCTTGACCCACGCCTGCGACAGATAAAAGAAGTTCATCGTCTGTGGCGCGTCAGGAGGCGCCAAGACGTACAACTGGTTATCGCGTACCTGCCAGTAGAACGACAGCGTCGGCAGCGTCGTGCGGATCAGCAGTTGCTGCCACATCTGCGGCGACACCGGACCCAAGGACGGGAACTGCGTCGTCGCATTCCAGTTGGTCTGATCAATCCAGTCGAAGAAGTCTTCCGGCAGCGCGTAGCCTTTCTCGAGCTGGCCGCTGGTGTCAGCCTGAATCGCGACCTGATAGTTCTTGATCAGTTCCTGCCAGTCATACATCGACAGCAGTTCAATGCCGGCCATGTTGGCCGCTTGAACCATCTGCTGAACGGCAGGATCTTCAGAACCAGCAGGATCGGACGGTACGGGGAAGGCCACCATCGAGGCCACGTTCTGAACGATGGCACTTAACGTGGACTCGTTGACGATTTGAAAGGCC